AACCAGTGTAACGTGGAAGTTCAAACGCCCGCAAAACGGCAACGCCGAAATCGCATCCGTTATCTCCCTGCCGCAACTTACTGATGGCGAGCGGGACGCTCTTTTGGAGAACCACGTCAACTTCCTTACGGAAGAATACAAGCGGCAGTATGTCAAGGACGGCACCTGTCTCAACGGTGAGTTCATTGACGTGGTGCTGGGCGGCGACTGGATTGCTAAGCGTATGCGCGACCTGCTCTATAACCTGCTGCTGGAAAACGCCAACATCAACTATGATGACGCGGGCTTCGGCTTTATCGCTACAGCGGTGATGCAAGCTCTGTCCGAGGCGGTGGACCACAACATCATCGCCCGCGACGCTGAGAGCAAGGCGGGCGTGTTTACGGTCGTCATTCCGAAGTATGCCGACAGCACCGAGGACCAGCGCAGAAACCGCATAATGCCTGACATCACATGGGAGGCTCTGCTTTCCGGGGCAATCCACAACGTCAAGGTCAAGGGTGCGCTCCGCGCATCTCTGTAAGGAAGGAGAGTAAACAGCTATGTTAAAAACCTACGACCCGTTGAAGGTCAACGTCACCTTTAACAACAGGCAGCTTCGTATGTTCGGCGAGAGCCTGTTCACGCTGGCCCGCGACGAGGCCAATGTGACCTTGAAGAAGGGCGTGAAGGGTGACAGCACTTACGTTCTGAACGCGAACAAGGCGGGCAAGCTCACCATCACGTTGCAGCAGGAATCGCCCGACCTCCCCTACCTTGAACGGTGCGCAGAGAAGAACACAATGGCGAACCTTGCCATTACGGATGCCAACGACAGTGGCACTGTGTTCTTCGCGCAGAACTGCATGGTGGAGAAGCTGCCTGACAGGGTTAGAGGCAAGGATGCCGGAGATGTGAGCATCGTTTTCCTCATCCCTGACATCGAAATCCGCTGAAACATTGGGGTGAAACATTCGGGCTAAAAGACAGATTTAGGCTCGAAAGTCGCATTTTAGGCGGGAAATTCAACACAATGTTTCAGCTCCGAATGTTTCAATGTTTCGGGTGATGTTTCACCAATGTTTCGGGCTTAACCCTTGATATTACAGGCTTTCTGGCTTATTGAAACATTGAAACATTTTCTACTATTAGAACTATAAAGAGAGGGATTAGGGGGATATGGGTATATACCTATACCCTCTAATATCTCTAACGCCCCTATTCTTATAAAAAGTACGGACAACCAATGTTTCAAAGGAGGATTTACCAAATGGCAAGAACAAAAAAGACCACCATCAACAATGTCGAGTACACATTCCAGAGCGTGACCTTT